AAAGTAATGATGAATTACGTTGTTAGCGCGCCAAGATTATATAAGGGCCGTATTGAAAGTTTAGTAGGTCGTATGATAACTTATGCTGATTTAATACAGCTAACTCACCTAAAATTACAACAAGTAATACAAAGAATGACACCTTCCGGTGTATTTGTAGATGCAGACGGGTTATCTGAAATAGATTTAGGTAATGGTACAAATTATAATCCACAAGAAGCATTAAATTTATATTTTCAAACAGGATCTATTATTGGGCGTTCTATGACTGTGGATGGTGATATGAATCCTGGTAAAGTACCTATTCAAGAATTACCAGGTGGTGGTGGTCAACAATCTACACTTTTAATTCAATCATATAATTATTATTTAAATATGATAAGAGATGTGACCGGGTTAAATGAAGCTAGAGATGGTTCTGATCCAGATCCTCATGCTTTAGTTGGTGTACAAAAACTAGCAGCTGCTAATTCAAACACAGCTACAAGGCATATATTAAATAGTTCTATGTATATAACAAGTGAACTTGCGGAGGCTATTTCTATAAGAATAAAAGATGTACTTACGTATCATCCTCAAAGAGATGTGTTTATTAAAAGTTTAGGTAGATTTACTGTGGGAGCATTGAAAGAATTAGAAAATGTACATATGCATGATTTTGGTGTATTTATTGAATTAGATCCTGATGAAGATGAAAAACAATTAGTTGAAAATAATATACAAGCTGCTTTATCAAGAGACCAAATACAACTAGAAGATGTAATAGATATTAGAGCAATTAAAAATATTAAATTAGCTAATCAACTATTAAAATTTAGAAGAGTAAAAAAAGCTACATTTGATCAAATAAAAGCAGAAAGAAATATTGCTGCTCAATCAGAAGCTAATGCAAAAGCGGCTCAGGCCGCTGAGATGGCAAAGGCACAATCTGAAAATATGAAAGTGCAAGCTAAAGTAAAACTTAGTGAAGCACAGAAAAATTTTGATATTCAAAAACTTCAAAGTGAAGCTAGTGCTAAAAAAGAACTTATGCAATTTGAGTTTGATTTGAATATGAAATTAAAAAGAATGGAATTAGATTCAAAAGAAAAAGTAGAACTTAGTAAACCTATTAGAAGTGCAAAGCCTAATAAAGCATTTGAGTCTAAAGGTAATGACGTTCTAGGGGGGTTAGATCTTTCAAGATTTGAACCTAAATAAATTTTAAATTATTATATATTATTAAATTATGGAAAAGTGGAAAGTAAAAGGAATCGTCACAGACGAGCCAAAATCTAAACAACAAACAGAACAAGCTGTTTTAGATAAAGCTGTAGAAAAAGGTGAAATTGAACCAGAAGCTGCAGGCAAAAAAGATAACGAAGTTATAAAAGTTGATTTAGATAAACTAAAAAATAAAGAAAAAGATGCCGTTCAAAAGCAAAGCACAAATGAGGTATCTGTACGCGACGGATCCGAAACTAGCAAAGAAGTTCAAAAAGAAAACAAAGAGGAAACTAAAGAACCTGCCGGAGAAAATAAACAAGAAGAAAACAATAAAGGTAACAAAGAAGAACAAAGGGAAGAAGTAGATTCTCCTATTGAACTTATAAAAGAAGAAGAAAATAAACAGCCTAAAAAAGTTGAAGATAATCAACCTAAAGTTGATCAACAGGCGGCTGAAGTAAATAAAAAGCCTGAACCAAAAGAACCTGAAATAAACTTACCAGAAAATGTTGATAAGCTAGTAAAGTTTATGGATGAAACAGGAGGTTCAATTGAAGATTATGTAGCTCTTAATAAAGACGTGTCTGCTTTAAAAGATGGGGAATTATTAAGGGAATTTTATACAAAATCTAAACCATGGGAACAATCTGAAATATCAGAATATATGGAAGATAATTTTTCATTTACTGAAGAAGATGATCCTAAAGAAATACGTGCTAAAAAGCGCGCATATAAAGAAGAAATACATAAAGCTAAACAGTTTTTTACTGTTAACAGGGATAAATATTATGCTGACATCAAGTTGAATAAGCAAAACGAAATACCTGAACAATATGAAAATGCTTTAAAGTTTTATGAAAATTCACAAAAGAACGAAGAAATAAACAAAGAAATAACAAATAAATTTTTGAAAAGAACAGAAAATGTTTTTAGTAATGATTTTAAAGGATTTGATTTCCAAGTTGGAAATAATAAATATAGATATAAAGTCAATAATATTACAGAAACAAAAAATGCTCAATCTAATCTTGAAAATTTTATAAATCAATTTGTAAATAGCAAAGGAGATTTAGAAAATGTAAGTGGTTACCATAAAGCTTTATTTACTGCAAGAAATGCAGATAAAATAGCTCAACATTTTTATGAGCAAGGCCGTGCCGATGCTTTACAACAAAATGCAAAAGAAGCTAAAAATATAAATATGGATCCACGAAAAGAAGGAATTTTAGAAACAAAAACAGGACAAAAATTTAGAGTTGTTTCAGGTAATTCTAGTTCAAAACTTAGAGTTAAACTTAAACAATAAAAATTTATAAAAAATGAGTCTTACAACTGGAATAGAACATTTGACACCTTCGCCTAGCAAAGGCCAATTGTTCCAAGGTAATTATATTACCAATTTTGATTTTACAAACCAGTTCTTACCTGACGTTTATGAAAAGCAAGCTGAAATTTATGGAAACAGATCTATTGGTGGTTTCTTAAAATTAGTATCTGCAGAGATGCCTTCAGCTTCCGATGAAATAAGATGGGTAGAACAAGGAAGATTACATATAGCTTACAAAAACGTAGCTATTTCAACTGTTACGTTTACAGTAACTTTTGATACATTACCTGACGGCACATCAGCCGGTACGGCACAAGTACCTGCTGTTAGAGTAGGACAAACCATTATGGTTCAAGGCCTTACATCAGGTGGAGCCCATACGGGCCCTGTACAAAAAGGTGTTGTAACTGTAGCTGGTGCAAATGCAAACAGTACAACAGGTACATTCCAAGCTAAATGTTTAGAAGCTGCTAACTGGAATGCTGTTACAAACGCATCTAGTTTTAGTAAAGCTACTGTATTAGTATATGGTTCTGAATTTGCAAAAGGTTCTGCTGGAATGACAGGAGAAATTGATGCAGTATATCAGTCTTATACTAATAAGCCTATGATATTAAAAGACAACTATGCTATTAATGGTTCTGATACTGCACAAATAGGATGGATTGAAGTTACTTCTGAAAACGGAGCTTCAGGATATTTATGGTATTTACAATCTGAACACGAAACTCGTCAAAGATTTGAAGATTACTTAGAAATGTCTATGATTGAATCTGTTAAGAAAGATAGTAATTCAGCATTATCCGCTTCAGAATCACCAGGGGGTACAGAAGGTTTATTTGCTGCATTAAGCGGTAGAGGAAATGTTTACACAGATCTTGCTGCTGATTTATCTGCATCTGGTCTTCCAATGACCGGCTTTGATACTATATTAAAGCAATTAGATAAAAACGGAGCTATTGAAGAAAACATGCTTTATATCAATAAGACATTATCTTTAGCTATTGACGACGCACTTGCTGCCAAAAACTCTTACGGTACTGGCGGTACTTCTTATGGTGTATTTAACAATAGTGAAGATATGGCATTAAACTTAGGTTTTTCAGGATTTAGAAGAGGTGGATATGACTTCTATAAAACTGACTGGAAATATTTAAATGACTTTGGAACAAGAGGTCAATTTGGAGATATTGAAGGTGTATTAATTCCTGCTGGAACTTCTACAGTTTACGATCAAGAATTAGGTCAAAATATTAAAAGACCATTCTTGCACGTAAGATATAGAGCTTCAGAAGCTGATGATAGAAAAATGAAAACTTGGATTACAGGTTCTGTAGGTGGTGCTTATACTACTACTACAGATGAAATGCGAGTTTCATTCTTATCTGAAAGATGTTTAATAACGCAAGGAGCTAATAACTTCTTCTTATTGAAAAACTAATTTTTAATTTAGAGATGGGGTGTCCTAACGGGCACCTCAATCTTTATTTATTTTATTAAATTATATATTATGAAAAACTGGGAAGTAAAAGAAAGAACATATCAATTAAAAGATAGTTCTCCTTTAACATACAAAATAAGAAGCTCTAGAATGCTTTGGTTTGATGAAGACAAAGGCATTAATAGAGAAATACGATATGCAAATAATCAAAAAAGTTTATTTGTAGAAGAACAAGACAAATATGCACAACTGCAACACATAGTATTTGAAAACGGAATGCTTACTGTTCCAAGAGAAAATCCTTTATTACAACAACTATTATCTTTATATCATCCTGATAAATGGTTATGGGAAGAATTAGATGCAGTTAAAGAAGCTAAAGATGATATTGATATGATTGAACAAGAAATCGAAGCACAACGATTAGTTCAAGAATTAGAAATAGAACATCTTGAAGCTATACTTAGAACAGAAGTTGGTTCAGATGTGACTAAAATGTCTACAAAAGAAATAAAAAGAGATTGTTATTTATTTGCAAAAAATAATCCTGAGTTTTTTATTGAAGTTGCTAACGATGAAGATATAAAACTTAGAAACCTTGCAAATAGAGCTGTAGAATCACATTTAGTAAATCTAACTGATGACAATACAGTATTTAAATGGGCTAAAAATGGTAAAACAATAATGAAAGTACCATTTGATGAACATCCTTACACAGCGTTTGCTCGTTTTCTTAAAACAGATAATGGAGTAGACGTTATGAAAGCTATACAAAAAAAGCTTACATAAAACACCAGGCTATGGCTATTCGCTTAGCCATAGTCAACTAATTAATAAATAAATAATGGTACTTACAGATAGTGTTTATAAAACAGTATTAAATATACTAAATAAAGAAAACAGAGGTTATGTAACGCCGGCTGAGTTTAACACTTTAGCTAAGCAAGCACAGAATGAAATATTCGAAGGTTACTTTTCTTCAAGAAACTATGCTATAACAAATTCTTCCGATTATTCTGATATAAGAAAAAATATAGAAGAAAAAATAGCTTTATTTGAAAATGAAGAAACAATAGATTCAGCAACCTTTAATAATGCTGCAGGTAACACAACCGCTAACTATTATGCTTATCCAAGTAATTTTTATAGGCTTAGTAGTGTATTTCATATATTAAGTTCTGTAAATATACCTATACAAGAAACAACAAATAAATTATTAAATGTCTTAAATAGGTCACCATTGGCAAAACCAACAACTACATCACCGGTATATGTGTTACATGAAAGTGGTTTAGTTGTAAATCCTACATCAGGTATATCAAGTATAAGAATTAATTACATAAGGAAACCAAATGATCCTAATTGGATTGGGGGTACAACAGCAGGACAAATTGTTGCAAATACTTCAGCTAGTGGATATAAGAATTTTGAGTTACATCCATCGGAGTTTCATGAATTAGTTATTAAAATACTTGCTTATGCAGGAGTTATTATAAGAGCTGCTGATATAACACAAGTAGCTTCCGCAAAAGAACAACAAATAATTCAAGCTGAAAGATAATGGCAGAAACTAGAAAACAATATACTGAACAACAGTATTATGCACAACATCAAGGTGATAGCGGTAATATACCATCTGATTTTAAAGGATTAGGATATTATAGTAGAACTAGCTTAGAAGATATAATTAATAACTTTATAGTTGCTTATATAGGAGAAGATAAAGCTTTGCCTAAAGTACCAAAATATGAATTAGATTTTTGGGCACAAAGAGCAATGCAGGAATTTAGTTATGATGTATTACATTCTGAAAAAAGTATGGAATTAGATTTAGGTGATTCTTTACAATTTCCATTACCACAAGATTATATAAACTATATTAAAATATCTTGTGTTGGAACAGATGGTGTAAAAAAAGTATTATTACCACAAAGAAGATCAGGAGATCCTACAATACCAGTACAAGATAATAATAGTAATATTACATTTGATGGTACAGGTAAGATAATTACAGCGGCTAAATCAACTTTAGCAACACGTTTTCAAGATGCTAGTAATAGTGCAAACACATTACAATCTGCACAAGATTATTATTATTCAAATTATAATAACGATAACTTTTCATATTTTAATAAAAGATATGGTGGTGTGCCAGAAGATATGAATGCAGCTGGAACTTACTTTATAGATCATAAAGCAGGATTAATATTTTTTGATGGATCATTTGCAAATAGAAACGAAGACTTAATTGTATTAGATTATATAAGTGATGGTTTAGATAATAATGCAGATTTAAGTAAAGTATATATGCCTAAGCTTGCAGAAGATGCAACGTATGCATACATGCTATATAATCTATCTAAAGTGCGACCTGCTAGTGCTGGCTTAACACCTTTATATAAAAAAGAAGCAACTGCAAAATTAAGAAATACTAAAATAAGATTAAGCAATTATAAATTAGAAGAACTTGCTCAAATATTAAGAGGCAAAAGCAAGTGGATTAAACACTAAAATTAAATGGCACAAAGTAAAAGAACTTTTAATAAAGCTAAACTTGAAAGAGATTTAGATGATAGAATAGTTCCTCAAGGTACCTATAGAGATGCTTTAAATATAAGTATAGATACTTCAGAAGATGCAAATGTTGGAGTAATAGAAAATATGAAAGGTAATGAGCTTATTTCTAATCAAAGTATATTAGGGTTAAGTTAATCAACAAATCCAAATGCAAAAGTAATTGGTAGTTATTCTCATCCAGAAGAAAATAAAATTTATTATTTTGTTACAGGAGACAACACAGATGGTATTTTTGAATATGATATTACAAATAATGCAATTAATACGTTATTATTAGATTCAACAAAACCTATTGTTTCTCAAAAAGTAACATTTACATTTACAATGGCCGGTGTAACTGGTAGTATATCTCAAAATGGTGTAATTAATCTTTTAGCCGGCAAAGGGTCCGCTGTTGCAGTAACACCAAGATTTCCCGCAAATACTTCAGGATCTACAAAATCAGTAAAAATACCAGTAAAAGTAAGAGTACCAAGAGGTTATGCAAACTATAAATCTTCTGGTGCATATGTAACAGGATCTATAACGGCATCTCAAGTTTCATTAACAGCCCCAACACCAACAACAGCATCCGCTACTAATGTTTCACTAACTACAGCTACCCTAAATGGAGAACTAGACAACGACGATGTTAACGTAACTAGTCAAGGTTTCTTTTTTGGATATAAGTCAGCAAGTAATACAGCTTTAACTGTTTCTGAATTAACAAGTGGAGGAAGCGGGATAGTTAGAAGTACAGTAACATCAACAGGTGTTAATAATGATTTTAATAAAGATGTAACTGGAATACCTAATAGTAAATTAGTTAGTTTTGTAGCAATTGCAACTAATAGTGTTGGACAAGGTGTTGCAACAAATGTTCTTACATTTACAACATCGGCAGCCCCTGTAGCCCCTGCGGCAAATAGACCATATGCAAACAGATTATATATTCATCCTGTTGTAGGGCCCGATTTAGGTACTGGTATTACTACTAATGACTCTAAGCAAATAGGATATGGTAATATTATAAAATCAGATAATAGAATTTATTTTACAGTCTTTGGTTTTAATGCTTCAACAGGGCTATATACAGATCAAGCTGTTATAATGGATAATACACCAGCTACTGGTGGTGTTGACGATAGAATTCAAGTAACAGCAAACGCTTCTGGTCCT